CCATCGTGGAGACGTTGGCCATCTGCTGCTCGAAGTCCGCATACGCCTTCGACGCCAGAGCCATAGGCGCCAGGAGGCCCACGGCCGCCGTCGTCATGGTCATACCGATGGCCTGGACGTCCCGGCCGAAGGCCTGGAGCCGGGCACGGGCGCGCGCGAGGCCGCGCTGCATCCGGTCCTTCGTCGTCAGTTCGACCGATGCACGGCCGGCCTTGATGTCGCGGGCGTAGGTCGGCATGGTTATTCCTTCACGCTGTCGTGCCAGAACGCGGCGAGTTTCGGCTCGCTGCGCTCGAGGGCGGGCCCCATGAACGGCCTGGCGGGATAGTGCGCGAACCGGCGTGGGCCAGCGAGTACCCCGCCGAATTCCAACACGCCGGGCACGTCGACGCTGGGTTTGAACACGCGCGGGCCGACAATCACCGACTCGGCCGCCCGGTCGTAGCCGTAGAAGATCTGGTCGCGGAGAAGGCCGGCGTGCGAGTGGGGCGGGTTTCCCGGCCGGGACGCGCCGCGTCGGCGGTGAATCAGGTGCTGAGCGACCTTACGAAGGTAAGCACCTTGCTGGATCAGGACTCGCCGCTTCGCTCGGTCCACGGCCTGCTGGACGGCCGGGGCGTTGAAGAAGATCGACGGGCTGACGCCGATGCGAAGACCGAGTCCCGGAGGCATCGCCTCACTCCGTCTTGTGCAACCCGCCGGTGGCCTCCAGTTCGGCGTGTTTCAGCCGGATGCCTTCCTTGATCTCGCGGCGCTGTTTCTCGGAGGGCATCTTGCCGTTGACCTCCTGGTAGATGCGGAGCACGTAGGCCAAGGCGTCGTTGAACCGCCTGAGGGACTTGTTTTCGGCGTCGTCAGGGATGTGCTTCTCGGCCATCTTGACGGCCTCGATGATGGACCCTTCCCAGTCCATCCAGGCCGGATACCGCTCGCGGGCCCGCTTCAAGAGGTACAGCACCACGGCCGCGACCGCCGTGATGCCGAGCGGGCTGTTGAGGAAGGTCCAGATCGCGTTAAGCACAGCGTCCATGTCAGTCTCCTTGTGTGTTCAGACGGCGGTTCCACCGCTCCAGAAGGCGATAGGCGATCCGCCCGCTCAGCCCCACCTCAGGCAGCAATACAGCCGCCACGTCCAGGAGGAGCAGCCAGAAGAACTTTCGCTCCACGCGTTTCAGGTCGTTGTAGGCGACGGCCCGTTTCCCCATGCCCTCCAGCGCGGCCAGGTTGTCGCGGACCTCCGCCCGCAACTCATCCTTCGTCAGGTGACGCTCGCGCATAGTCTCTCGCTCCTTCCACGACGCCCTCCAGGGCCGCCAGCGTCAGCCTACGGCCGACGTCCGCGGCGGTTTCGTCGTCATCGGCCAAGTCCATCACCTGAAGGTGGGCGTCAATGCGCTCGATCAGCCGCAGGGACAACCTCTCGTACATGGCCAGGCTTCGCGGGTCGTCGATGAGTTCGTCGAGGATGGCGCCAACGGCCTCCTCCAGGGCGTCGACGTCCCGGTCGCGGATGAAGTCGGCGGTCCGCTCGAAGATGGAGGCGATCCGCTCGGCCTGGGCCAGCGTCGCCTCCTCACTCGTCAACATGGCATCCGTCCCGATGGCCATCGTCGCGCGGAGGTCCCCGGCCGCGAGGTCAACGGCATCCGGGTCGTCCGGGTCGAACCACAGGCCGCCGTGACAGCCGGCCAGGAGCACGGCAAGAAGAACCAGAAGCATCGCTATCCGCTGCATCGTCTGCCTCCTTGGGTAAAGGCCTTCACGAACCAGTCCCAGTTCTCGCGGGTGATCTTCGTGCCCGTCCGCCTGGGCTTCGTGTCGTACGGGTCGAAGTCCCCGGCCCGGTACTTCCGGCTCTTCCTCGGATCGCGATGCACGTTCGCGAGCAGGGCGATGAGCGTTGCGGCCTGCCAGGACCGGACTTTCTCCGGCCCCATCCGACCCTTTTCCATCTCCACCAGTTCGCGGAGGGTCAGGGGGCCGGGGTCGACTCCGACGAGTCCGGCGAGTCGGGGGATGGCCTGGGCGAGAGGGATTCGTTTACCAGCCGGTCGATCTTCCCGCTCGCCAGGAGTTCCTCCGCCTTCGCCAGGATCCGACTCTCCGCCTCCCCGCCCTTGGCGATCAGCCGCCGCAAGAGGTCCCTCTTGCGGCTCGGGCAAAAATCCGTCAGGGCCTCCAGCAGCGCCGACACGGCCGCATCCAGCACGTCGCCGCGCAGGGCCCGGCCGAACTCCTCATCCGACACGCCGTCGCGCTCAGCTTGCTCCTGGCAGAGGACGTAGAGCGTGTCCACCAGGAGCACCGGATCGTCGGCCAGGCGGTCGAGCGTCTCGCCGCCGATCACGTCCATGAGTTTCAGGTCGAGCCGCTTGCGGACACGGCGCAGGGCGTTCACGTCGATGTCGATCACCCACTCGCGGCCGGCGGTGTCAGCGAAGGTTGCCATGATCAGGAGACCGTGTACTCTTCGGGCGCGTGGTCGGAGGGCGCGACCTTCAGCGAGACGTCGGCGGTCTGGATGTCGCTCATCGGCTGGTTCTCGCTGAACGACATCACCTCGAACGTCGCCCGGATGCCGCGGACCCCGACCTCGTCGATGGGCCCGTTCAGGATCACCAGCTCGATGGGCGTCGAGTTGAAGAACGAGTCGCGGAATGCGTCGAAGTGCGCGTCGGCCGTCTTCTTGACGGTCAGTTGGCCGTCGATGCTCCCCTTCTTGAGCGTGCCGACCGACGCGGCCCACCCGCCGTTCTCACGGGTGGTGGCGTCCGCCTCGTCCTTCTCCATGCCGAAGGTGACATCTCGCAGGTTGCCGACCTCGCTCCAGTTGGGCGCGGCGTAGGTGCCGAGGTTCCGGTACAGGGCGGCGTCGATTCCACGTCTTACGTTTGGCGGCATCGATCTCCTCCTTTCGGGTTACGCTATGGGACACTCCGTGTGCTCGGCCCGGCCGGCGGTCAGGACCGAAAACCCGTTGCGCCTGGCCTCCTCAGCGAAGTCTCTGCACCGACAGCCCCGCCGGGGACGTGCCGGGAACCAGGGCCGGGGCACCGTTTCCAGAACGCGGCGATGCACCCGCCAGAGGCCGCGGTGCCAGGCCGGACCGGACTCCCACGGCTCCCACATGTGCTGCGTGTGTTCCAGGTCCCCTGTCGAGTGCGGATACCAGACGCCCACGACGTCGCCCTCGGCCTGCCACCAGGCGGCCATCTCGACCGGCACGATGTCGCGCTCGACCACGAGGAGCCAGTCTCGCCCCTCGGCCAGCAGGGCGACGAGCAGGTCGTTTACGGCCCGAGCCAAACCCTCCTGATTGAGAAAGCGGACGCGGCCGAGACCGATGCCCGACCGCGTGAGCCAGGCGACGATCTCCGGCCGACAGTGACCACAAGGGTACGTCAGTACCCCGGCCGCGATGGTGTCCGGCGGAATCACGCTTCCAGGTCTCCGACGTCGACCTCGCGGGCCGCCTGTACCGCCGCGCGGTAGCCGGCGAACGCGTCGCGCAGGGCCTGGGCGTCGGCCGGACCGAGTTCGGCCACGACGGCCTGGCGATGCACCGGGTCCTCGACCAGTTGACGAATCCGCGTCAAGGCGTGCGAGGCGTGCCCCGTCAAGTCGGCCATCACCTGCCGAATCGTCAGGGCGTCCTGCTCGGCCTTCGTCAACTGTATTTCTGGCACGTCAGTCAGCATTGAACTTCTCCTCAGCAGTGATAGCCGTTGGCGACACGGAGGATTTCGTGGAGCACGTGAACGGGGCAGTGGTCTCCGTCGGTGTTCGCACCGACCTCGACTTCCAGCGCCTTGTCCGTAACCGTGTCAACCTCCACGATGATGCTCGCGCCTGACCCCGTAGTGCGAATCTGCGTCGGCCCGTCGAAGACGACTATGGTGCCGCTGTTGTTGGCGACGAGCGTCTCGTAGGTCTCCGCCTGGGCCCGAGTATTCGCAACGTCGCACGAGACGAGAACGCGCGTGCGAATAAAGTATGTGTACCCAGCCTCGAGCGTCAGTTTCTCGGGGCTGGCTATCTCTTGAGGGGTCCCCCCGTTGTAGGTCACCTCGCCGTGCTGCTGGAACCAGGATCGCTGAACGCCGTAATCGTTGCCGACGCCGGACCAGGCGTCCTCGCCCTCAAACCTTGCCGTGGCGTGGTTACCCCCGGCCCGGCTATAGGCGCCATTGACCTGATTATCGTACCCGCCGGGGCAGGTGCCCCAGGAGGCTTCGACATTGTTAAACGAGCCTCCGCCTATAGCAGCATGCTCGCCTATGGCATCATTCGCGTAGCCGCCGGCTACCACGCAACCGCCGCCAGCGGCACGGTTGAGGTGGCCACCGCCGATGGTGGCGTAGTCGCCGCAGGCCACGTCAAAATCGTTGCTACGAGCCCTGCCGAAATCCACCGCGTAGTCGCCGCGCGCGTCGCCGCCGGACAGGGCGACGATGGCACCAGCGCCGTCCGGCTCGATCCAGATGTGACCGCCGCCGGCCGAGACGATCTTGTGGCCGTTG